CACAGTCTCTAATCGCTGAGAAGATTCAGTTGGAATCTCAGTGGAATTCTCAATTTTTAAATGCTGGTAAAGAAACTCATGAGATGAAATCTATTGAGGAAAAAATCAAGAGAATCTTAGCAAAATTGAGATGGAGACAACAAAACTACAATAGTCATTTATTTTTTGAATAGACTTGCTCTCTAAAGAAAAAGGTTTATATTGAAACCTCTAGGGAAATAACATTGTGTAGACTGACCTAGCAGACGTACGTAGAGACTGCACAAATTTTACTACGGAGGTAAAAATGGCAACAACCACATTTCAAGGTCCAGTTGTATCTAAAAAAGGTTTTTTTAGTACAGGACCAGGTAATGTAGTAACAGTAAACTCAAGCGATAGCTTGACAACAGCTAGCCACGCAGGAAGAATTGTTTACAACTCTGCTGCAGGCGCTGTGACTTACACATTACCAGCAACAAACGCAAACTCTGATTCTGCAGTCGCAGGACCAGGAGCAGACCTAAACAATCTAAGCAACGTCGGAGCTACTATCGAAATTTTTGCAGATATTACAAAGACAGGCGACTTAGTCGTGCAAGTTGCAAACGCAACTGACGTTATGGTAGGAAGTGCATTATTTATTGATGACTCATCTGACAACGTCGTTGGTTTTGAAACAGCTTCAACATCAGATACTATCACTTTAAACGGTAGCACAACTGGTGGTGTAACTTATTCAAAAATTGTTTGTACAGTTCTTGCTTCAGGTAAATGGAAAGTATCTGTTGATTCCGGATGTACTGGAACACCAGCAACACCATTTAGTGCTGCAGTAAGTTAATGATTAATTAGGAGCTCTCTTTGAGAGCTCCTATACAAAGGAGAAAAAAATGGCAAGTAAAGGTGACGTAAAAGCCGTTAGAGTTACAGCAACAGGAGCAGTCTTCGCAGGTCGAACTAGACTTAGAGGAATTATTTTAGCATCTGATGGTGGTGGAGCAGGAACAATTATTTTGCAAGACAACACAGATAGCACAACTTTATTTCAAGCTGACGTTCCTAATGGTGATGTATTTTCAACAAACATTCCAGAGGATGGGGTATTATTTCCAGGCGGGATGAAAGTTTCTACAATCACAAACATAGACGCAGCTACTATATTTATTGATAAGTAAGGTTAAAAAATGGCTACATCAGGCACTACAGCTTTTGACCTTGACATAGATGAAATAATTCAAGAAGCATACGAAAGATGCGGAGCGACAGCTAGAACCGGTTATGGTTTAAAAAGTGCTAGACGATCTTTAAATATATTATTTTCTGAATGGGGCAATAGAGGTCTTCATTTATGGAAAGTAGATTTAGCTTCTGTTCCTTTGGTAGAGGGACAAGCAGAATATAACACAACAAGTGATAGCACTAATTTTCCAGGCAATGTAAATGAAATATTAGAAGCGTATGTTAGAGATAACTCAACTACAACAGCACCTGTAGATACACCTATTACAAAAATAGACAGATCTGCTTATTCTTCTATTGCAAACAAGCTATCTAAAGGAACGCCTAGTCAATATTATGTTGATAGAACCACATCTCCCAGTGTTTTTTTATATCAAACTCCAAGCAGTAGTTTTTCAGGATCTAGTTATTTATTAAAGTTTTATTATTTAAAAAGAATTGAAGATGCTGGTGCATATACTAATCAAACAGATGTAGTTTATCGTTTTATACCTTGCATGTGTGCAGGTTTAGCTTACTACCTAAGTTTGAAAATAGCTCCTGATAGATCACAAAATTTAAAATTATTATATGAAGATGAGTTGAATAGGGCCCTTACAGAAGACAGTTCTTCTACTAGCACTTATCTAACACCAAAGGTATACTTTCAAGGAACATGACAAATTTTGCACGAGGTAAATACGCTAAGGCTATATCTGATAGAAGTGGTATGGAGTTTCCGTATAACGAAATGGTTAAAGAATGGAACGGTTCTTTAGTTCACGTCTCTGAGTTTGAAGCTAAACAACCACAATTAGAATTACAAGTTCGCGGAGCAGATCCTGAAGCTTTACAAAATGCTAGAGTAGATAGAACAGAACCTGGTGTTGCTGTTTTATTAAACATAGATTCTTTTAAAACAGGAAGCGCGAGCTCTTCTACTATAACTGTTACAGAAATTAATCACGGTAGAGCTTCAAGTGATACTGTTTGTTTTAGAGATGCGGAAAGTTTTGATGGAATAACAGCAACTAATATTAATAAAGCTGCAGGATACTCAATAACAAAAGTTGATGCTGACACATATACTTTTAGTGTGGACACAGATACAGCGACAACTGGAAATTTAAAAGGAGGGGGCAAAAATGCATCTGCAGGGCCCGTAACAATTTCACCATGACAATGACTTTTAGTGAATTAAAAACAAATATTAGAAACTATGCAGAAACTGATAGTGGGGTTTTGACTGATGCTGTATTAACAGTAATAGTTAAGAATGTAGAGAATAGAATATTCAGAGCTGTAGATTCTGATGATACAAAATTTTATGCAAACTCAGATTTAACAATAGGTAATAGGTTTGTAACTGTGCCTTCTGATACTAGAATTATTAGATATGTTCAATTAACAAATCCTACAACCTCTGATCAGTTTTTCTTAGAACAGGTTGATACTTCTTTTTTAGCGGAATATTTTCCTGATCCAGACAATTCTAGTGATTATGCAACTCCAAGATATTATGCTCACTGGGATTCTG